TAAATCTATAGTTGCTCTTTGTTTTGGCGTTCCTGTTACATTATTAACTTTCAATAAATTTCCCATATTAAATGGGATACTTGAATTAGATATTATTTCAGTATCTCTTGGTTTATCTGCATCTATAATAGTTGTTCCTATTTTTTCAACATCATATCCTCTTACATATGCCTTTCCTGGAGATACTTTAAGACACATTAAATCATCAGAAGGTGTATTGCCATCTTCTGTTTTTTCATTATTGAAATATACACCATTATTACCTAACCTATCATTCAAAGAATTATGTATTGATGGATTAAATTGATCTATTGTATAATCACCAGATTCATCATAAGTTCTTTCTGCCAAATAATCACGAATTATATTATATTGGGTTTTTGAATTAAATTTCTGTATTCTACCATTTTTAACTCTTAAAATTTCAATAAAATCAGTATCATTAGTATCAGTTAATAGTTTTTTGGTAAGTGATAAGCTTATTTTAAATCTATCTGCACCTGGAGCAGCATAATTAGTAAATCCCTTAGCATTATCAAATAATGAATCATCTTCTTTAGCATTAACAATAACTTCATCAACCTTTAATCCAACTCTATAAGATGGAGTATTAGTATAATAATCTAGAATTATAGTTTCTTGTGCAATATTTACAAAATATCCTCTAACAAAAAATACTCCATCTTGAATAGACGCTGCTGATCCTATAGAAGTTGCATTTGATGATATTAAAGATGCAAAAGGTGTTCCTGCAACAATTGTGGTATTTCCATATTCTACATTTTCAGTAGCACTTAAAGATTCACCATCTTGAAATTGAGTAAATACGAAATTATCATCAGAATCTATATATTTTACATATATTGTTATATCATCTACATTAGCACCAGAAATTTCTACATGTTGAATTTTTGCTGTAGTTCCAGATACTTGTCCTGTTATTTTTTTTCCTATAAAATTATTAATGTATAAAGATATATCAACCCCTAAATTAGAAGAATTTAATTTTACAGCATAAAATTGCCCATCATATGTGAGATTACCTGGAATAATTACAGATCCTTCCTTGAACATATGACCGCCGAAGGACTCTACTTGTCCTTGAAGGATTGATTGTAAAGAAGTTAATTCTCTTGCTTGTACTGGATATCCTGGTTTAAATAAAACTTTATAAAAGTTCTTTTCAGAATCAAAATCATCATAATATGGACTAATATTTAAATTGGTTTTTTGTGTCATTTTTCTTTAAAATTCCAAAATAATTTTGATGTCTTCTTTTTGTCTAGAATCTCTTTGTACCAGAGGTCTATTATTCATATAAATTATATCACCTGTCTTTTTATTTATCTCTGGATTAGCAAGTCCATCTGTAAAAACAACTCCCAAATTTACGTCTTTTGAATTTATGGTAGTTTTAATACCACTGAATCCAGTATCTACAGATCCAGTAAATGGGGAAATACTATTTCCTGAAGATTCAAAAGATAATATTTTAGAAGTGCTACTGACAGTATTAACATCAGTTTGATCTTTCTCATTTCCAAAATATAAAGATCTATCTTGGAAGTATTTTATAACTTGAGTTTCAGAATCATATGACGCAATATAACCTTTAGCAGTTCCTCCAGTTACTGTTTGTTCCATTTTAACTCCAACAGTAGGTGTTGAACCAGTTGAAGTAAGTTTTATAGAATATAAAGATGAATAATCACTTCCACTAAAAATAGATGAAGAAGTAAATTCAGTTGGATTTTTTATAATACCAACTTGAGAGAATTTAGTATCAACTGGAAAATCTCTAGTTGAATCATCAAATCTAGCATATACCAATACTTTATCTGTGCCTAATTCAGTATAGATATTATATCCATGACCTTTTGAAGGTGGAATAATTGGTATTAATTTAGCAGGATCTGGAATAGATCCAGAAGGTTGTAGAGTTCCTAAATCAACTACACCGAAAGTATATCCACTTCCACCCGTAACTACCAATGCTTTAGTTATTGTTCCTGCAGAATTGACAGTAATTGATACTTTTCCTCCACTTCCATCACCTAATATATCAACAATTCCTGCAGAATAGTTTGCACCACCATCTGCAATGTATATTGCTTTAATTTGATTTTGATTAATATCAGAATCACCTGCTTCTCTAACATTTTGAATTTGACTATCTATTGAAGTACTCCAATCATTAGGAACTACAACATACTCTGTAGAATCAAATTTTATAATATCACTTGGAGAAACTGAAAATAAGTATTTCCAAATATATCCATCACCACTTGTTCCAGCTGCTGTAGGTTCTAAATCAGTAAAAGTTGGTTCGTCTTTAGATACATTACCTTTCAAATTAGATCCTGAAGAACCATTTTCTATACAAACATAAACTCTAAAATCACTATTAATTACATAATAATTAGAATCATATAATCTACTTGTATTGGAATTTGGTGTAGGATTTGAAATACTATAGTCATGACGATACATGTCATAACGTGTATTACTACTCCAATTAACCTTTCTTATCAATCTTCTAACATTACTGCTAGTAACTTTTTTACCAAATAAAGCAGTATCTCTATAATGATGATTATACTGCAAATTATCAGTTGGATTTGGGGTATTAGTATTCCATTCATTATCTGAAGTGGTTCTACCAAAACCAGATGCAGGATTTGCTGGATTCGGAAGTCCTAAAAATACATAATACGAATTATTAGTATCCAGTACAGAATCTACAAAATTACCTGCATTTAATATTCTAAATTGATCTGTTACGACGGCTGGCATCTTAAATAGTTTTTTAGATATTTATAATAGTTTTGGAAGGGCACCAGTACTTCTCAATCCAGTGCCTCTTCTTTGTATAGTTGGGAACGTTGTTATTCCAACATCTATGGTGTTACCAGTTACTTCTATAGACACTGGAGAAGAAGATCTACTGATTCCACCTAATTTACCCCAAGAGAACTTACCAAGGGTCTGTGTGCCTGTTGTAGTGGCAATTCCAACTGGATTACTTGCCATAAGACAGGTAATAATACCTGTAGTGCCAGATGTCTCTACATGCTGAATGATGTATATATTATCTAAGAATGTAGTTCCAACACCAACCACAGCAGAATCACTTCCTGTATTATCAATTGATGTTCCACCATGTCCCACATTAGTTTCAAAAATATAAATTGGATTTCCTACATCCATTCCAGTCCATGTTGAATTAGATTTACTCAAATTGAAAGTAAATCCTAAAGTAGAAACACCAACAGTTGTTGCACTAACACCAGTTACAATTCCAGAGAATCCTTGGATAACATCAATACTACTAATATTTTCAATAGTTGGATTTGGTGGAGAAACTAAAATATCTGGTGCAACTGTATATCCTAACCCAGAATTAGTAATTGCAAATCCATTTACAGTTCCAACTCCAGATATACTCAATGTTGCTGTTGCTGTTGTACCAATACCGACTCCAATTTGAGAAGCAGGTGCTGTGATTAAAATATTAGGTGCTGTAATATAATTACTTCCACCATCAGTAATATGCAATCCAGAAATAGTTCCTGCAGCAGATACCGTAGCTGTTATAGCAGCAGAAACTGGATATGAATCCTCAGAAACTATTAATCCTGAGAAATCATTAGCAGAATCATAATCAAATAATTCTGTGCTATCAACAAATATTGAAGTTTGTGATGTATCAATATTACCAATTATTTTTGCTGTTGGGAATATGAGTGATTCTATAGAATCTCTTGATTTAGATGCCAATTCACCATTGATCATTCTATCTCTCTTTTTCTTACTCCAACTAAGTGGTTTATAATTTTGATCATCTATTCCTATTCCAGAATAAACATTAGATTCAATTTTATCTGTACTTGATAAGTCAAATATAAATCTATTATCTTGTGTTTTTGTTCCACGAATAGAATTATTACTAATAACCTTTACAGTATCACCTTTTTCTAAAGATTTGGATATACCAGTAACTAAAGTATCATCAACATTTCTTGTCCCTCTATAGAAGAATATTGCAACTTTATCTTCCTCTTTTGGTGCTGTTGTAAAGACAAATGATGTTCCACCATCAAACTCATAAGCAACTCCTGGATCTTGAATTATACCATTTATAGTGATAAACAATAAGTTTTGAAGATCAATATAAGAATCTGCTTCTGCTTCAAAACTCAATAATTGATTGTTATAAAATAATGGGAATCTTGTTCTTGAACCATCTTGGAATTTTTGGATAGGATCAATAAAATCAAATTCACCAAACTGCCATGCAGCAAATGTATCAGAATAAATATCATCAATATTTAATTGTAATTTTGATATTGGAGATTGTAATGTTCTGGCAGTAACTAATCCAATAGGTTCAATTATATCTCCACGTCTAAATCCATAACCATTTCTAGAAATATCATATTTACTAACTTCAAACGTATCAGAAGCTACTCCAACAGTTGAAGCACCAGAAACACTAATATCAACAAGAAGACCTGACCCAACATCATCTCCACCTGTTAAACGTGATATTCCCCTAACAGAAAGATCAGAATAACTTGGATCAGAAACAAATATTCTAGGATTGGTATAATTTGTTCCAGCAGCACCAATATTATATGTCAATGCACCACCACTTCCATTTGCAGATTTACCAACATTTACCGTGAATAAAGTTGCAGACGCAACAGTTTCAACTCCTAATACTTTTCCATCACTCCAATTAAATGGATCAGTTGATCTGGGGTATGGATGAATAGTCTTATGACTATCTTGAGCACATGTAAATATTAAAGATCCTGTAGAAATTCCAATAAAACTATTTGCTTTTTTAATAGCATTTACAGCAGTTCCACCAACATAAGTATGTGTATAATTTCCTGCAGTACTAATACCAACTTGTAATTCAAATGTATTAGTGGTTTTGTTTGCAATTGCTATCCACTTATTATAAATTGGATCAGTTATTCTTGGGTATGAATGATTACTAACTCCACCATCTTTATCGCATGTAAATATTATTGAATTATTTACAATCTTAACATAATCACCATTATCAAATCCATGAGATGATGAAGTGATGGTCATTATACCTGTTGTGGCTGTATAAAGAGCACCAGTTATATTTTTAGTTGTTGCTGCAGTAAGACCATGTGCTCCAGTCGTTTTAATTGTTAATACACCAGTAGAAGGATCATATAAAGTGCCAGTTGTTGCACTAAGATTGTCAGGTGTGCCACTAAGTCTTCTAATACCACCAGTTGTTCCACTTACAAATATGTGTGTATTAACTCCAACTGGATGTGCTGTTATAACAGCACCACTACCACTAGATGCAGCACCAACATTAACCTCTATGGTGTTAGTTGTAGTTGCTACAATCGGTATTGCCATATTGTTGAATATTGGATCTCCATTTAAAGAACTTGGAGTTACACCAGATCTTGGATATGAATGAGATGTTGAATGATTATCTCTAGAGCATGTAAATAATAAAGAATCAGTACCAATTCCAATTACATTACTGGTAGTAAGATTGTGATTATTAATAGTTAATATCAATCTACCAGAGTGAGACTCATAAAACGCATCTGTAGGTGTTAAACCACCAACTCCAGCAGCAAGAATAGAATTATTATCAGCACTTATAAATCTATGCTCATATCCTTTATCAGTTACTGCTACTCCAATAGAAATAACATCATTATATCCCTGACCATATGTTAAATCACCATACCAAGGCATAACATCTCCACTACCAACATAAGTATGTGGAATAGTACATATACCAACATCAGCAGTAAATGTATTTACTGAAGCAATTCCTGTAATATTAAATGGTCTATTGTTAATAATATCTGGGAATATAGTAGTGGTAACACCTGCATGTGCTGCAGCACATGCAAAATGAAGCCCAACCATAGTAACTTCATTAGTTTCACCAATAACCAATCCATGCTGTTCTACGGTTGTCACATCCATTAATCCAGTTAGATTATTATAGGATGCAGTACTAATTGATAGAGCAGATCCAGTTGTAGCAAATCCAACAACTGATGTGATAGATCCACCAGCACCAGTTATAGGTCTTATTTGTGACCCAACAAGAGGTGCATATCCAAATCCACCAGTAGCACCAAGTGAAACAACAACACCTCCTCTTGGTAATTGATTTATATTTACATCTGATTCTGAAATATAAACTTCTCCAGTAGTAATACCACTAAAGCTATCTTTAGCAGTAATACCACTAAAGAGAACAGTTGATACACCTGGTATATTTACTTCTGGATCTATTATTTTAAAATTATT